ACGACCGATTCCTCGCGCGCAGCCTGACGGGCGGCATCCTCGGCCGCAAAGCGCGAACGCGTCTCCGCGGGCTCCTGGCGCACACGTGCGCCGGCCTCCGGGTCATATTCGCCAGTCGCCGGGCGCACCTGCACCCGCTCGGCATCAAGGCTGCAAGGCGTGTCCGAAAACACCGTCCGTCCGCCCTCCTGGCACTTGTACACCTGCCCCTGCGCGCACGGCGCCCATGGCAGCAAGGCCAACGCCAGCCCCGCTACGACAGCGAATCGCAGCTTTGACATCTCACCCCCTCCAGCTCCATCAGACGCCGCACACGCAGTGCGACTCTCCGCGGCCACAGCACAAAGCGAAACGCCATCCAGCACGCGCTCAGGTAGATCGCGCCCCCGAGCGCCAGAGAAGCACCGAACACCGCGCTCGGCCCGTTCATCGCCGGCACCACCAGCGACAGAAAATACCCCAGGCAGGTGGCGACCAGCCCCCAGCCGAACAGCGCCTCCACCAGCGGCGCGCGCACCACCAAGCGGTGTGCGTGGGCATCCCAGCACACGCTGTCGTTTTTCCACGCCGCAGCCAGATCCTTGGCCGTAAAGCCGTGTTCGAGCATCAGCGTCTCGAGCACCTCGCGCGCGCAGCGTGTGCACCACATCCCGGTGTGGGCATGGAACTCCGCCTGGAGCTGGCTCTCGGGCACGCGCCCCGCGGCCTCCGCGTAGTAGTGGTGATGCACCGTCCGCACCGAGCGGTCCTCGATGTACACCTCGCCCGCCGTGCGGTTGCCTTCGCCTTCGACCGAAACGCCCATTGCCTTACTTCTCGTCGTAGTCCCTGCCTGCGGTGCGGTTGTTGTTGCCCGTCACCACCACGCGCCGGCTCGGTTTGGCGGTGCCGCCCTGCAGCGCCCCGATCGCCGCGGCTTTCACCGTCAGTGGGGCAGCGCGGAAGAGCGCGAGCAGCTCGGCCTCGTCGGGCGCCAGATGCTGCGCCGTGCGCTCTCCCGTGATCACGTACAGCACGTCAACACCGATACGCCTCGCTGCCGCCAGGTAGGCAGCCGTCGGCGAGGACTCGCCTTGCTCGTACTTGAGCTGCGCGAGCTTCTTCTTCCCGCCGATCTCGGCAAGAGCCGCTTGGGACAAGTTCAGGCGCTCTCGCTCTTCCTTCAGTCGCACGCCAATCTCAATATCCATACCGCCCCGCTTGACAGGTATGTTTTTACATACCATCATTCACATCACACAACGCGCCACGCGTTGCAAACACAGTCATTCACCAGCCGGAGGAGCACGCAAATGGCTACCCCCAACGCCAACCAGATCAAGCACGCCCTGCGCCAGCAGGGCCACACCCTCAAGTCGTGGTCCGAAGCCAACGGCTTCAAGTACCGCGACGTCTCCGAGGTCATCCGCGGCATCCGCCGCGGCAACTACGGCACCGGCCGTGACATCCGCCTCAAGCTCGGCCTGCCGGTCGACGAGCAACTCGCCGCCTGAGGCCCGCCATGCAACTCGCCCTCCACCTGCCCAACCCGCTCGCCGCCCGCGAGGTGCTGTTCCTCTCGACCGACGGCCAGCCCTTCACCACGTCCCGCGCCGTCGCCGAGCGCTTCGGAAAGCAGCACAAGCACGTGCTTCGCGCGATCGAAACGCTGATCGCCGACATTCCCGATCCCGCCTTCACTGGGCCCAATTTTGGGCTCAGTGAGTACGTCGATCCGACCGGTCGACGCCTTCCCGAATACCGCCTCACCCACGACGGCTTCGCCCTGCTGGCGATGGGTTTCACCGGCCGTGATGCGCTGGCCTGGAAGATCGCCTTCCTCCAGGCCTTCAACGCCATTGAGGCCGAGCTGCGCGCCAAGACCGAGCGTTTCGCTGCCGCGCTCGACCAGGTGCGCCCCATGTTGCGCCCGGTGGTCGAGTGCACCGAGGCCGGCTATTCCCGCGCCGACATCGCCGCGCCCCTGGGCAAGTCGCCCGCCGCCATCACCTACCACCGCCGCACCGCCCGCCGGCTCGGCTTGCTCGCCGCCTAAGGCCCGCCATGACCACCCATTCAGCTTCCCCCGCCATGCCTGCACACGGGGCACCACCAGTAGCCGCTCCCGTTGCCGCACAGCACGACCTTGTTGCCCGCCTCGAAGCACGGCTGGCAGACGAAGTGGGGCACCTCGTCGGCGCGCTCCAGCAGTTCTCCGGCGCGACGCAGGCGATACGCAAAGAACTCCCCGCCGACGCCCAGTACGGCCAGCTCATAACGCTCTTTCTCGGCACGGCCAGCCTCCAGCTCGCGTATGCGCTGCTCAAGGACGGGAATCTGCCGCTGCTGCTCGGCGACGGCACCGAGCACCTGCAAAAGCTGGGCCTGCGCTTCGATGAGCTTTTCCGTGAACTCGATGTGGATGGTCGCCGCTTTCTGGCGGTCGCGCTCGTGTAGCAGCAAGCCGCCGAGCTCCTTCAGCACCGTGAGGCTGCTGGCGACGCCGCCGATCCATGACCCGTCCATCCGTGGCTCCCTTTCTTCATCGCGCCCTCGATTCTACGACGGGCAAATGATTTTCAAGGCAGAAAAAATGCTCACCGTATTCATTCCCGATCTCCCCGCCGGCTGGGAAGGCCAGCAACGCAGGATCGCCGCCGATCTCACCGTGACGGTGCAGGGCAAGCGCTACCGCATGGCCGAGGGCAGGGTAGGCGAGCTCGTCACCGTGCTGCGCGCCACCGCCGATCCGCAGGAAGACGCGCTCGTCGCCGCGAGTGTGCGCCGCAACGGCAAGGTCCTCATGTCTCGCCGCCAGGCCCGCGCCATGCGCCAAGCGTCCGGAGCTGGCGATACAGGATCGTCTTCGCCTCGAGCAGCTCGGCCGTCTCCGCAAACTGCCCTGCCTGGCCACGTTCCGCTTCCAGCTGCTCGAAGCGCTCGGCCGCCGAGCGCCACAGAGGCTCCAGATAGCGCGCCGCTTCCGGGTTCGCCTTCAGCAGCGGCAACAGCGCATCCGACAGCGCCATCAGCACCCCACTTGCCCAGTCGTCCAGTCGGTCTAGTTCGGCGCGCAGCTGCGCGACTTCTTGCCGCAGTTCTTCGTCGTTCATCACGGCCTCCTTCGGGTTTGTGACGCCTGCATCTTAGCCAACGCAAAAGTCATTTCCCCGTCCCGAAAACGCCATTTGTTTCGGCCCGCCCCCGATCGAGCCCTTCCAATGACCCGCCGCCATTCTTCCCCCGTGCCCAGCTCGCTGCGCGCCGCGTTCGAAGCGGACAAGGCGCATGCGCTCAAGCACCGCCGCCTCAACGTCGAGCGCCTGGCCGAGCTGCTCGGGACCACTCCCGCCACCCTCTACAAGTGGATCGAGACCGACACCATGCCGGTGCGCGCGCTCATCGCCTGGCAGCACCTCACCGGCGCCGTCCACGTGGTGCGCTACCTCGCCAGCCGCGAGGGCGCGGTGGTGGTCGCCATCCCCACCGGGCGCACCGCCAGCGCCGAGGACGTGCATGCCCTGCAGGCCACCGTCAATGACGCCATCGGCGCGCTGCTCGACTACCTGCGCGGCTCGCTCGACCGCGACAGCACCCTGGGGCGGCTCACCACCGGCCTCGAATCGCTCGCCTGGCACCGCGCCAACGTCGAGAAGGCCGACCAACCCGAACTGGAGTTCTGACCATGAGCACCTTCATCCCCGCCGACCTCGTTGTCGACCAGGCCCGTCTGCGCATGCAGACCTGCCTCCAGGACGCCCGCATCGCCGCCGACCTGCTGCGCGCCGGGCGCATCGACTGGCTCACCGCCCGCCACCTGGTCGGCGCCCAGCAGACCATGGTCAACACCACCAGCTGGACGCTCGAGACCGTGCTCGACGCCGCCGGCGTGGCTGACGCGCTCGGGAAGGTGATCGATCTGCGCGACACCACCCAGGCCGCCCTGCAGGCCCTGCAGGACGTGCTGCGCGAGCGCCACCTCTTCGACGGCCCCGCCGCGCGGAGGGACGCATGAGCCGCAACACCGACTACACCAACGCCGCGCAGCAGCGCCTGCTGCGCCTGCTCGTGGTGCTCTTCGGCGACGTGGTCAACGGCTACGCCGCCGGCGCCCTGGCCAAGGCCGTGGGCTGCTCGCCCGGCGTGATGACGCGCGACCTCGACAACCTGCGCACCGCCGGCCTGGCCGAGAAGGACGAGGACACCGGCCTGTGGCGCCTCACCGCCCGCCTGCCGCAGCAGGCCGTGAAGGTCTATGCCGCCATCGGCCGCGCCGAGACACGCCTGGGCGAAGCCAAGGCCGCCATTCACCGCAACAACGATTACTGAGGAACACCATGGATAACCACATCGTTGATATGACACTTGCGCTCGAACGGGAAAAGGCTGAGCGCGCCTACCTGATCAGGCTGCTCAGGTTTTTGCTTGACGAGGTCGAGGGCGCGGAAACCGATGCTGAATGGGCTGCGAGCGTCGTCAGTGACGGCGATTTCGATGCGACGTGGCAGGTCCTCAAGGATGCCGAGAAGGACCTTGGCGCGATGGTGACGCGGATGGCCTTGCATCTGCGCCTCGAGCGCGCCGAACGTGCCGCCGGGGGTGTGAAATGACCGCAGGACGCAAACCCCTCGCCGCACCCAACCTCGCCACCGCCGATCTGCAGGCGCCGTCGCTCGACGGTGCACTGAGCGTGATGCGCGAGGGCGCCATCAGTGAGCAGCAGGAACAGGTCTCGAGTGCCTTCGATCTCGGCCGCTTCGTCGGTGTCGCCCAGTTGGCGCGGACGATGAGCAATTTTTCCGCCGCGGCGGAAATCCGGGCCTTCGAAGAAATCAACAAGTCCAAGGCTTTCAAACACTTGCCCGTCAAACACCCCGATGGAAATTTCCGCCCGGCGGAAAACATCGACGAGTTCTGCCGCCTGGTGTTCGGCCGCGGCTACAAGGCGATGAGCGATAGCAAGGTCATGCTGCAGCAGCTCGGCGAAGAGGCGTACGAGAACGTCCAGCGCCTCGGCTTGAACCGCGCGCAACTGCGCCTGCTGCTCACCTTGCCCGAGGATGCGCGCACCGCGGTGGAAGAGGCCATGCAGGCCGGCGGCAAGGATGAAGTGGTCACGCTCATCCAGTCGCTGGCCAACAAGCTCGATGAGACCCAGACCAAGGTCGATGAGCTGAAGGGCGAGCTCAAGGCCACCGAAGAAATCTCCGCCGAGAAGACCCAGCGCATCGAGACGCTGCAGCGCGAGGCCAAGCGCATCGCCGCGGCGCCGCCCGACCAGGTGCTGGCCGATCTGCAGGCCGAGGCCACGCGCATGGCCAACGACGTGCGCGGCGGCATCATCGGCGCGCTGCGCCAGGCGCTGATCGCGCTCGACCTCCAGGAGGCTCGCCCCACGGTGTTCATGGCCGGCCTCGTCGGCCAGCTCGAAGACGACCTGCGCGCCCTGCGTGCGGAGTTTGCCCTGCCCGAGGTGTCGGCGGACGAACACGGCTGGATCGACGCCAGGGACTGAATCCGATGAACGCCGCGCTCCTCCACGCCCTGTACGACGTGCACCACCGCGCCCAGCTCGCCGGCCACGGCGGCAAGACGGCGGTGTACGACGAGGCGTGCCGCCAGCTGGGCATGGCGCGCGCCACGCTGCTTCGCAAGTTGAAGGACATCACCGTGAAACCCGAACGCAAACAACGCTCCGACGCCGGCGCCGTCACGCTGCCGCGCGCCGAGGCGGTGCTCGTCAGCGCCTTGCTGATGGACAGCCTGCGCAAGAACAACAAGCGCCTCATGAGCATCCCACAGGCGGTGGAGCTGCTGCGCGCCAACGGCGAGATCCGCGCCGAGGCGCTCGACGCCGCCACCGGCGAGCTGCGCCCGCTGTCGGACAGCGCCATCGCCCGCGCCCTGCGCACCTACCGCCTGCATCCCGACCAGCTGCTGCGCCCCAGCGCCCACACCGAGCTGCGCAGCCTGCACCCCAACCACGTGTGGCAGATCGACGCCTCGCTGTGCGTGCTGTACTACCTGCAGGCGGGCGACGCGCGCGAGGCCGGGCTGCAGGTGATGGAGGCGGACAAGTTCTACAAGAACAAGCCGCGCAACCTCGCCCGCATCGAGGCCGACCGGGTGTGGTCGTACGAGGCCACCGACCACTACTCGGGCAGCCTGCGCGTGCACTACGTGCTGGGCGCCGAGAGCGCCGCCAACCTGGCCGAGAGCTTCATCACCTTCACCCAGCAGGTAGGCGGCAGCCCGTTCTACGGCGTGCCCTTCATCCTGATGATGGACATGGGCAGCGCCAACACCGCGGGCGCCTTCAAGAACCTCGCGCGCCGCCTGCAGGTGCGGCTCGAGGCGCACATGCCGGGCAATGCACGCGCCACCGGCCAGGTGGAAAACGCCCGCAACATCATCGAGCGCAGCTTCGAGTCGGGCCTGCGCCTGTCGCCGGTGGCCAACCTCGACGAGCTCAACGCCGCGGCCGTGCGCTGGGCCCGCTGGTACAACGCCAGCAAGGTGCACAGCCGCACCCGGCGCACCCGCTTCGACGCCTGGATGGACATCACGCCCGAGCAGCTGCGCACGGTCGACGCCGAGCTCGCCCGCGAGCTGCTCACCCACGCACCCGAGTCGCGCAAGGTCAGCGGCACGCTCACGGTGAGCTTCAAGGGCGCCGAATACGACGTGCGCGAGCTGCCCGGGGTGATGGTCGGCGAAAAGCTCGAGGTCACCTACAACCCCTACAAGCCCGCCACCGCCGTGATCGTCGATCGCGCCGAGGACGGCAGCGAGCTGCTGCACACCGTGCCGCGCGTCGAGCGCGACGAGGTCGGCTTCCGCGCAGACGCGCCAGTGATCGGCGAGGACTACGCCGCCCAGGCCGACACCGCCGCCGACACTCACCGCAAGCTGGTCGAGCGCGTGGCCACCGGTGCCGACACCGACGCCGAGGCCGCGGCCGTGCGCAAGACGCGCGCGGCGAGCTTTGGCGGGCGCATCGACCCGGCCAAGGTCATCGAGCAGACCCAGGTGCCCACCTACCTGCCACGCCGCGGCACCGAGCTCGACACCAAGGTGGTGTCGATCGACCGCAGCCCGGCCGTGCTGCTGACCCACTTCCAGGCCGCCCAGGCGCTGCTGCGCGCGGGTCTGGCGCTCACCGCCGACACCCACGCCCGCATCGCCGAGTGGTACCCGGACGGCGTGCCCGAAACCGATATCGATCCACTCAAGCACCGGCTCACCGTGCGCAGCGGTCTGCGCGTGGTGGGCGGTCAGTAACGACCTAGGACCGGAGGACCTGTGCGACTGAACCTGAAACTCCTGCTGCAGCAACTGGGCATCAACCAGAGCGAGCTGGCGCGCGCGGCCGAGGTAAGTCCCGCCACGGTGGCGCAGCTGGCCAACCACGGCATCTGGCCCCGCACCGTAGGCCGCCGCCGCGCCCTGCGCACCGCCGTCGAGCAGGCGCTTACCGCCGCGGGCGCCACCCCGGCGCAAGTGGAGAGCGCCTTCGAAAGCTGGCCCCGACCGCGCGGCAACGCGGCCGAGGTCCTGGAACACCCCGAATCCACCGACTCACCTGATCCGCACGACGAGGACGAGCAAATGTTACTCCGCAACGAAACCCTGACCCCGGATGCGTGCGCGCACTTCGGCCTGCCGCGCAGCCCCTTCGTGGATGACGTGCGCGCGCTCGACGACGTCTTCGCCAGCGCCGCCACCCGCCGCACCCGTGCCGCGCTGATGGACTGCGCGCTCAACCAGGGCTTTCTGGCCCTCGTGGGCGAATCGGGCAGCGGCAAGACCACCCTGCTCGAAGAGCTCGAGGAGCGCATCCGCATCGAGAACCGCCCGGTGGTGGTGATCAAGCCCTACGTGATGGAGATGGAAAAGACCGAGCGCAGCGGCAAACCGATGTGGGCCGGGCAGGTGTCCGAGGCCATCATCCGCGAGTTCGACCCCTCGGGCAGCATCCCGAGCTCGACCCAGGCGCGCAACAAGCGCGTACGTGACCTGCTCGCCGCCAGCCAGCAGGCCGGCTACAACAACCTGCTGGTGATCGAAGAGGCGCACCGCCTGCCGGTGAGCACGCTGCGCGCGCTCAAGGGCTACATGGAGCTCAAAATCGGCCTGCGCCGCCTGCTCGGCGTGGTGCTGATCGGCCAGCCCGAGCTCGACAACACGCTCAGCGACAAGCTCGGCGACGTGCGCGAGATCGTGCAGCGCTGCGAGCGCCGCGAAATGCTGCCGCTCGACGACGATCTGCGTCCCTACCTGGCGCACAAGTTCGCCCGCGCCGGCGCGCCGATCGACAGCGTGCTCGACGAGGCCGCGATCGACGCCATCCGCGTGCGCCTGGTGCGCCGCCCGCGTGGCGGCAGCCCGGCCGAGGCGCGCAGCATCTGCTACCCGCTGGTGTGCAACAACCTGGTGGTGCGCGCCATGAACGCCGCAGCCGCGGTGGCCATGCCGCGCGTGACCGCCGACGTGATCGCGGGGTGCTGACCATGGCGACCCAGCATGAGATCGAGACCGCGCTCAACATCGCCGACCGCGGCGCCCGCGTCGCCGTCACCGCCGGCGAGCTCGACAACGGCGACATCAGCCTGGTCGTGCAACTGGTCAGCGGCTGCGGCACCCCGCGCCGCATCGGCCACCTGCGCCTGAGCGAGGCTGCCGCGCTGGCGCTGACCGTGCAACTGGGGGAGGCGCTCGGGCTATGACCTCGCTCGCATCCGCCGCGCCGGCCGCCACCGCCGCACTCGCCGACCGCATCCTCGCCGCGATCGCGCCCAACAACAGCAAGCGCCCGGCCCGGGCGGCCGATGTGTTCGCGCAAGTAGGCGGCGCCGAGGCCGAGTTCTGGGCGGCGCTCGAGGCGCTGCTGCGCACCACGCGCATCCATACCGCCCACGTCCAGCGCCCGGCCAAGGGCGAGACCGCGCCGTGGCTGGCGATCTGGCCGACCGGGGTCTGCCTGCCGCCGCGCGCGTTCAATGGTGCCTCCCTGTCAGGCCTCTTCGTGCGCCACGACAGCACAGCGCTGAAGCGGGCGCATGCGCCCCGCAGCCGGGCGCGTCGAGCGAAGGGGGCCGCGGCATGAAGACCCGCTGCCCCAACTGCGGCGCCGTGATGAGCCTGGACGCGCTGATGTCGCACGAGGGCGCGCGCGAGGCGCTCTCCCTGGTCTTCCAGCTCTCGGGGGCGCTCGGCGCGGCGGTCACGCGCTACATCGGCCTGTTCCGGCCGGCGCAGCGCGAGCTGAGCCTGGACCGTGTCGCCAAGCTGCTGCGCGAGATCGTGCCCGACCTGCAGGCCCAGCGCATCGAGCGTGCCGGCACCACCTGGCCGGCGCCGCCCGAGGCCTGGATCTGGGCCATCGGCCAGGCGCTCGAGGCGCGCGACGCGGGCCGGCTCAAGCTGCCGCTCACCTCCCATGGTTGGCTGTACGAGGTGATCAGCGGCTGGCGCCCGGCCGCCGTGGCTGCGGCGCCGCTGCCCGCCCAGGGGGCCGCCAACCTGCCCACGGCACGCCCCGCGCAGCCCTCGCGCACCCTGGGCGCCATCGCCGCCCTGGAGGACCGTGCCCGTGGCTGAGATCGCCCGCTGGATCGAGCGCGAGGTGGCCCGCGGCCTGCAGGGCCTGGTCGCCCTGCGCCTGCCCGGCGCACCAGGCGAGGACGCGGTCACGCTCACCCTCGACATCTGGCTGGCGGCGCTGGCCGCGCGCACCGCGAGCTGGGCCGAGGCGCAGGACGCGCTCCGCCTGCAGGCCGCCTTCCGCACCCTGTACGCGCAATGCACCACCTGGCCGGCGCCGCGCCAGCTGCTCGATGCGCTGCCCATCCGCGCACCGCCCACCGCGCTGCCGCCCCCGCCGATGACGGCCGAAGAGCGCGCCGCCAACCGCGCCCGCCTTGCCGCACTGATGCAACAGCTTTCCACCCGCATGACAGGACACGACCATGACCACCCCGAACACCCCCAGCGCCACCCGCGCAACCGCGGCGCATGACGACGCCCCCGCCGGCTACATGCGCAACGCCGCCAACCACCTGGTGCCGATCGACCAGGTGCGCGAACAGGACCTGCTGCGCGACCAGGTCGCGCGCCAGATCGCCGTCGAGGCGGTCGCCCTCAACCAGCGCCTGCGCGAGTTCAAGGCCCGCGCCCTGGGCGACGTGGCCGACCTGGTGCGCATCGCCGGCGAAAAGTACGAGGTGAACCTCGGCGGCAAGAAAGGCAACGTGCAGATCAGCACCTACGACGGCCAGTACAAGGTGGTGCGCCAGGTGGCCGAGCGCATCGCCTTCACCGAAGAGCTCGAAGCCGCCAAGGCGCTCATCAACGGCTGCATCGACCGCTGGAGCGAAGGCGCCAACCCGCACATCCGCGCCTTGGTCGATCGTGCCTTCCGCACCGACACCAAGGGCCAGATCAAGACCACCGCGGTGCTCGAGCTGCTGCGCCTCGAGATCGACGACGCCGAATGGCAGCGCGCCATGGAGGCCATCCGCGACAGCATCCAGAGCACGGGCACGGCCACCTATGTGCGCGTGTACCAGCGCATCGGTGACTCGGACCAGTACCGCGCGATCGCGCTCGACCTGGCGGCGGTGTGACCATGGGCTACCCGATCGAAGTCGCCGTGCGCGATCGCAACGGCACCTACAGCGCCCGCTTCCCCAACGGCAAGTGCGCGAGCAGCACGAACAGCGCGCAGGTCGCCGTCGAGCGGCTGATGGACAAGGTCTGGACGCCGGGCACGCACCGCGCCACACAGATCGACCGCATCGGTGACACCACCTACTTCCACATTCACCCGATCGAAGCGGAGGTGAGCTGACCATGGTCTCCGCCGCCCTCACCGCCGCACGCGCGGCGCAGCACGCCCAACTGATCCGCCAGATCCACACCGCCAAGCGCGACCTCGGCCTGGATGACGACATCTACCGCCTTACGCTGGCGCGCTTTGCCGCCGGCAAGACCAGCAGCAAGGACTGCAGCGCGGCCGAGCTGCACGCCGTCATCGAGCACTTCCACGATTCGGGCTGGCCGCGGGCCGGCGGTGCGCATCAAAAGCCGCTTTCGCCCCGGCAAAAGAAGATGTGGGCGCTGTGGCAGACGCTGGCCGACCAGGGCAAGGTACGCAACCGCCGCATGGCGGGCCTGCTGGGCTGGATCGCCGGGCAGACCGACAACCAGGTGCAACGCCTGGAATGGCTCACCCCGGCACAGGAGCACACCCTGATCGAGTCCCTCAAGCAATGGGAGGCCCGCTGACATGAGCGCCGAGCCGAGCCGCCTGGCCCGCGCCACGGTCGACGAGCTGGCCCCGCTCGCTGCGCTGGTGGACCCGGCCTACCCGGAGAACTGGGCGCGCATCGCCGAGCGCCTGTACCTGTCGCTGCGCGACCGCCTGCCTGGTGAGGCCACGGCGCATGCTCACCTCGCGCTCGAGCTGGCCGAAGGACTGCGCGCCGAGCTCGGCGGCAGCCAGTTCTATCTGGCCAAGGGCCAGGGCTACGAGCTGAGCCTGCGCGACCGCCAGATCCTGGCGCGCTTCACCGGGCACAACCACCGCGCCCTGGCGCAGGCCTTCGGGGTGACCGAGCGCCACGTGTACTCCATCGTCGAGCGCCGCGGTCGGGAGGAGTTCGAGCGCCGGCAGGGCAAGCTGCCCGGGCTGGACGCAGGCGGCGTTGCCGAGGGCAGATCGTGAAATCGGCCCGCCGTGCCGTTTGCGGGGCGCTGCCGCCCCGGATGCCTGCGCGCGAGGGCGTTCGTGGCGCCAGGGGCTGTTATAAACAGGCGCAGGGGTGGCCGCGGTGAAATCGAACGCGGCCGATGCGCCCGACCTCACCGAACTGCTGTCGCTGTTCGCTCGCCTGCGCCCCGGGGCGCCCGCCAACTGGAGCACCCGCTACCGCATCGGGGTGATCCTGTCGAAGCACCTGGACGCCCACTGCACGCTGGCCGAGCTCGGCCGCGCGCTCGGGGTGACCCCGCAAAACGCGTACACTGAGTCGGTGCTCGCCCTGGGCACCCTGGTGTGCGCGCTGTATGTGCGCATGCACTTCGGCCGGTATCCGCTGCCGGCCGGAAAGCAATGAAGCGCTTCATTTAGCGCCCCCATCCCCGCGCGGACACAGTGCGGGGCATGGCTACCGCACAGCTTCCTCCCTCCATCGAGATCTTCCGCCCCGGTCGGCACATCGACGACGCGGGCGCGGTGCATGAATTCTCCGACGCCGACGTGGCCGGCATGGTCGAGGCCTACGACCCGGCCGTGCGCGAAGCGCCGCTCACCGTCGGCCACCCCGCGCACAACCTCCCGGCCTACGGCTGGGTGAAGCGCGTGGCGCGCAACGCCGCCGGCCGCCTGGTCGTCGATGCGCACCAGGTCGAGCCGCAGTTCGCCGAGATGGTGGCCGCTGGCCGCTTCAAGAAGCGGTCGGCCTCGTTCTACCCCCCGCAGCACCCCAACAACCCCAAGCCCGGCCAGTGGTACCTGCGGCACGTCGCCTTTCTGGGCGCGCAGCCGCCGGCCATTGCCGGGCTCAAGGACTTTGCCGACGACGACGCCGGCACCGTGAGCTTTTCCGAGGGCGAGCCGGGGCCGGCCGCCAATCCACCCCATTCCCCCCACCAGGAGCAATCCATGACGACGCAGGAAATCAAGGACGCGCAGGACCGCGCCGCCAAGGCCGAAGCCGACGCCAAGGCCGCCCTCGACGCCAAGACCGCGGCCGAGGCCGAGGCCGCCGCCGCCAAGGCGCAACTGGCGCAGTTCGCCGAACAGGCGCGCCGCGACCGCCATGCCGGCTTCGTGTCGTTTGCCGACGACCAGGTCAAGGCCGGCCGGCTGCTGCCCAAGGACAAGGACGCCGCGGTGGCCGTGCTCGAAACCCTGGCCGACGCTCAGCCGGTGAAGTTCGCCGAGGGCGGCGCCACCAAGGAAGTGCCCCCGGCCGAATGGCTCAAGGGCCTGCTCGCCGCGGCCCAGCCGGTGGTGAGCTTCGGCGAGTTCGCGCCCGGCACCGCCGCGCCCACCGCCGGCAGCGCCCAGGGCCTGTCCGATGCCGAGATCGACTCCCGCGCCCGCGCCTACGCCGCGCAGCACAAGGTGAGCTACGCCGAGGCGGTCTCCGCCGTCGCCAGCTTCACCGCCTGACCCCCCTATATAGAAGGACGCCGCCGCCATGATGACCCCCGCCGAGATCCGGCTGAAGCAGAACCCCATCCTCACCAACCTGCTGCTCGGCATGGGCCAGGGCAGCTACGTGGCCGAGCGCCTCATGCCGCGCCTGCCGCAGAGCCTGTCGGCGGTGACGCTGGCGCAGATGGGCGATGAGCGCTTCCGCCGCTACAGCCTGCGCCGTGCGCCGGGCACCGTGACCAAGCGCGTGAACATCAAGTACCAGGACAAGACCTACTCGGTCGACCAGTACTCGGTCGAGGTGCCGATTCCGCGCGAGCTGATCCGCGAGGCCGACGAGGCGCGCCGGCTCAACGTGGGCGCCAACCTCGACATCAGCCGCATCGCCATGACCACGGCCAACGACATCCTCGGCCTGGACTACGAGCTCGAGGTGGCCACGCTGGCCACCACCGTGGGCACCTATGCCGCGGGCCACACCCTTGCGCTGGCCGCCGGCACCAAGTGGAGCGCCTCGACCGGCACGCCGGTGACCGACATCACCGCCGCCAGCGAGATCATCCGCAAGAAGATCGGCAAGCGCCCGAACACGCTCACGCTGAGCGCGGACGGCTGGAACGCGCTGCGCTTCAACGAGCAGGTGCGCACCTACCTGCCCGACAGCCAGATGGGCCCGGCCACCAACGAGCAGCTCAAGAACATCCTCAACCTCGAGGAGATCCACGTCGGCGATGCGGTGTGGATCGACGACACCGACACCGGGCAAGACGTGTGGGGCAACAACGCGGTGCTGGCCTACGTGCCGCGCATCGGCGGCGCGGGCACCAGCGACATCAGCCTGGCCGAGCCTGGCTTTGCCTTCACCAACGTGCTCGAGGGCCACCCCTTCGCCGAGACGCCGTACTACGAGGCCGGCCTCAAGAGCTGGGTGTATGGCGCCACCTACGAGCGCCGCCCGAACGTGGCGTACAACACCGCCGCCTTCCTGTTTCAGAACCCGAAGTGAGGCGCGAGCACATGAGCCAGAACCTGATCGCCCATGTGTGCGTCTCCGGCGTCGCGCTGCTGCTCGCCGGCGTGCGCGTCAACTTCAAGCCGGGCGAGACCCTGCCCGACGCGCTGCCGCTGACCGTGCTTGACGAGCTCGTGAGCCTGGGCGCGGTCGAGAAGCGCATCGCCGAACCGAACTCTTTCATGAGTGAAGCCGCCGGCAGCAATGAGGCGGGCGCAGCCGGGGGCGCAATCCCCGGCACCCACACCTCCGCCGACGAAGGCTCGGGGGCCGCGGCCGAGCTTGCCGCGGCCCCTGCGACGGACGCCGCGGCGGAACCCGCCGTGCCCGCTGCCGGCAAGAAGAAGACCTGACCGCCACCACTTAGGAGCCCGCCATGGGACGCCAGTACGACAAGCAACACGCCGCCACCGTGGTGGCCACCGCCGCGATCGAGAAAGCCCGCTTCGTCGGCTTCGGCGGCGCGCACGCCACCGCCGCCGGCGGCACCTCGGCCGATTCGATGGGGGTGAGCGAGCACGCCGCCGCCATCGGCAGCACGGTGTCGGTGATCACCGGCTACAGCGCGCTGGTCGAGGCCAGCGCCCCGATCGCCGCCCACGCCTTCGTCAAGCCCGCGGCCGACGGCAGCGGCAAGGCTGCCGTGGGTAGCAACACCGACCACTGCGGCAAGGCGCTCGAGGCTGCTACCGCGGCCGGGCCGATGATCGAGGTGGTGTTGTACCGCCACCTGCACGCGTAACGCGTAGCCC